ATGGATGTCTGCTGATAATTAGTCAGCACCACATCTCTATCTATCGGTTCTCTCATATCTATCCCCTTTCTTGAGATGATATTTATCTCGCTAGATTTTCTTCCAGCGAAGCCATGTTGTATCTTTCATTAAGTGCCATCACGACAGCGTGACGCTCGACTTCTGTTAGATAATTTAAATCCTCGAGTTGCACATTAGCTGAACCTGTCACCAGGAATCTGAGTACCTCAATAATTATTAACTGTGTAGGTGACCACTCTTGGGCATCTATATATTCCCAGTTAATTTTACCCAGCTCGAAGTCAGCGTGTACTAAGTGTGGGTGATCTCTTAGAAATGTGTAACGTGCTAGCAGTGCAGAAGAATGGTGTTTCATGGTTTTGCTCCAGTCATCATCTGGATCGCTAATCGAATAACCTCAGATACTGTGCCATTGTGCTGTTTAGCCCACGCATGCACAGCTGTCATCTGCTCATCGTTAAGTCTCAGAGCGATCATGTTTGTCTTGTCAGCCATTTATTCCTCTCATTTTGTTAATTAGTGTATAACATAACTGGTATGGGTGTAATACGCGACACGCGATTAAGTAAAGGGCTGTGAAGAAAGGGTGACACAGCCCTAAACCCAGTCCCTCGCCAGAGCGACTGTCATCCACCTAGAGGGTGCTAGGTGAGGTCTTTAAGATTAGCGCGTAATTTCTGTGTACGTATTCTAGCCCAGGATAGATAGACCAGTAAATCATCTATTTCTTCCAGTGCCTCATCTAGTACCTGGTCGATAGATTTGTCCTCTATCTTTTGCCTATCACCTGAGTCATACTGCTCAGCTCCAACACCCATGATGCGTGACTCTAACGATTTCACCATATGCGTGATGGCTTTTGCTAATTGCTCACTGGTCATAAGACTGCTAAATCGCTCCACTTCTTATCATCATGATGCCCCACCAGCATAGTGAGCACACCAGGACTAGACCACACAGCCTGTGAATCGGAATACCATTTACTGCCACCACTAGGAGATCCATCAGTATCCATAGAGGGACACTGAAATGCTGTGAGAGCACCATAATCTGTCATCTTCAAATGATGACGATGAGCTGTGTACCATATCTCAGGCTCCATACCAGTTTCTTTCAACTGTTTTAATGACTGACCACGTAACCACTCTAATTCTTTGCCTCGCATTTTATGACCATGAGTAAAAGCGCATTGGACACCAGATAACTCAGCCTGCATAACCATCTCATCATGAGGGATATACCAGTCATTAACTAGACCAGAGTCAGCCAGAACACGTTGCAGTGCATCAGCTAGAAATCCATCAGCTGAGTCACTATCTGTCGTAGCTGATTTGTTACCTTTTCTCTGCCACTCACCATGATTACTGATACACGATATGAAACTCACATGGTCAGCTAATGGTGAAATAACATTTACACCTCTAGTCCACAGGTCGAGTGCTAAACGTAATTGATCACGCAGACCACCCTGGACACTAAACAGTTGAGATGCGTAATGGCCATCACATGCCTCTATAGGATCACCCATATTAACTATCGCTATGCTCTCAATATTTCTGCCTAATTTTCTTAAATCATGCACACGATTTACAGTGGCATCAAAAGATTTCAGCACACGCTCAGTCGTAGCCTTAACTCCACCACTAGCCGATTTATATAACTGCCAGTCAGCCCAGAGCACCACAAAGGTACTAGGTGGTTCTTTCACATCTTTAGATTTACGTGTAGGTTTATACGCTCGAACAGATTTTCTAATCTCGTCTATGTCTATCTGACTTACAGCTGACGCTAATTTACGTCTAAATACTGCCTTGTATGCGTACAACCAAACGATGTCACGATCACCCGATTCTGTGCGTTTTGATTGTTGCCACTTCGACATTTTTACCTGGTCACCGACTACCTCAAATACATCTGGGTCTAAACCAAATCCTCTGAGGATGGGTGACCAGTCATCTGCGATAGGTGTATCTAGGACACCTGTGTATATCTGACCACCATCAAGACCGATTTCAGCCCAGGGCTTTTCTTTATTTTTTAAATCGTCAGTGGATGCGTTTTCAATGTCATTTATTAAGGACATATACAGCCACCATGCGTGTTACGCCTACGATGACGATATAACGATGATGCCTGGATTTCATAACCATGTTCTTTAAAGACTTTGAATAGTAGCGATATTTGATAACCTGGGTCGTCTACTGCCTCAGCTACCTGTGCTCTTTCTTCAGGTTTTAATTTTGATAATAGTCGTTCTACTGCACAGACTTTATTCTTACGTGTTGAAGTGTTTTTAATCTTTTCTAAATCATTTAATAGATTCATATGATTATCGTATCGTATTCTTTTGCTTTTTATGATGTGCCATCAAATAATCTACCGATTTTAGTAATGTCTCTATATCATCACCTAAGTTACCTAGACCCATATTGCATCTATTACACAGCAGACCTCTTACACATTTGCCACACGAATTACGACCTGGACAGCAGGTATGGTCATGATCCACAGATAGTCCACGATTATCTTTATGCCCACAAATAGCACAATTACCGTCTTGTGCTACTAGCATCTCATCGAACTGCACATCAGTTAAATTATATTTTTGCTTTAATCTCTGGTACTTTTTGTATCCACGCATCAGACGATGATATGTGGCTTTCTTTTCTTTATTAGCAGCGTAGTAGGCACGTGCTTTACGGTTGTCGCACATACGACAGATACGCTGTCTACCATCACTTCTCGAGTTATCTCGAGCGTAATCGTGCGCAGGTTTATCTATGCCACATCTCGGGCAGATTTTCACGATTAGTACCAGTTCTTCCTATCATGATGCGCTAGGGCATTACATGGAGTCTTATATCTTTTCTCTATGTATTGCAGGCCCCAGTTAATCTGAGTAATAGGGTTAGTCATCGCATCCAGTCCAGCTGTGTACATTTTTTTAGCTGGTAATGCTTGTGGTATCCCATATGCGCCTGACGATTTATTCTTTGCACGCCACGCCTTTTTGTTAGTTCTCCACGATGACTCACGATCCCATAACTCATCTAAACACTTCCATTGTTTAGCTGACAGATGTGACCGAGCGTACTCCCGATAATGAGCCATATTGGTTCGATTATCGATTGGTTCTTGCACAGGTGCTGTTACTGTTATTAGCAGTTCGAGCATCCATCTCCTTTGTTAGAAGTTAGGTGTCGCCCATGAATCTGTGGCTTCACCTGTAGTGCCTCTAAGTTTCTGTCGAAACATAGAGTTTGATGGCTGACCCTGAGTGAGGTCATTTATCAAAACTGATGCACTGGCTTTGTTAGGAATACCAGTAACCTGGTCACATCCCATCTCCTGCCATGCCATTTCCATAGCGAGTTTGTTATCTACCTGTAACTCCTCAGCTAGTTCTCGCACTAATTTCTTTATGTAACCCACCTGCTTCTCTGACGCGTCAGCTCTAGCAGCAGGGCCGTTATTTATTTTCACATTAGACCAGGAGTATTCCTGATTAGGTGCAGGAGCATCTGATACACGATCAGTCTTAGTCATCTCCTCTAAACTAGGTCGAGCACCTTTAGGAGCAAAATTTAAGTTGGCTAAGCAACGCCCGATAGCTGACGTTTCACAGTTCTCTAGTGCCGATTGACGGTTCACAGGGTTACTGCCTACACGCTCCTCAGCGAATCCTGTGGATGCTGGTCTTTCATCTGCAGCATCACGATAGGCAAACGCTTTTACAATAAACATCTGGTCAGAGTGTGCCACTAACTCAGTAACTATTCTGCCGTTTTTATATTCTTGATAAAACCTGTCGATTCTTTTCTCTACAGGCTCATAATTAGATAAATCGAATCCCATTAAATATCATCTCCACATGTGCATAGGTACTGCTCGCATGAGGTACATCTCTGCGCCTCATTATCGGCTTTTATTTGTAGCCACTTAATCTTGGCTGATAGTGCTAGTTTGTCCCATATTTTAGGATCCTCTATATTAGTCATAATTACCCTCTCCAGTGTCATACGACTCTACATAGATGGTCTGACAATAGCGTCTAATTAGTAGATTTGATGCTTTTCTCTAGGGTGTCTACGCGCTTACTGAGCCCCTCGATTTTAGACTCCACGCGTTGTATGCCTAATGCTATATCGGGAAGTGATTTGCCCCCATTAGACCCAGGCTGAATAAGAGATGTGTGCTCAGCGATACTGCGCTGTATAGGTTTTACCACTAAATAACGATGTGAGGCTATGAGCAGAGCACCAATGGCTGTAATAGCCATAGATACCTGACCTATTAGCAGGATGTAATCAATCAGAGTCATCGGACTCCCTAATCGGAAATGATATAGCCCATATTACTAGACCTATTAAGATTAGCCACCCTGTCACGATTTTAGCTGAACCATCAAGGGTGAAATAGGCAATCATTAAACCGACATATGTCCAAACGTCACCAGTGATACCTATAAAATACTTTTTAACCCATTTCATTTATGTCTCCTACTAATAGATCCCACAGCTGATAACTGTGCTATCTGTTGCACTAATACGGCAGCGATAACCACACTCTGTGATTCTTCGCGCTGCGCAGGTGTCATATCGGATCCTACATTTAATACAGACTCGACAGCAGCGAGTAACTGTTCAGCTCCAGGTACATCTTCAAATATAGGCGATACACTTAATTCTATACGCTGCTCAGAGATAGGTGTATCTAATGACGATTCATCAAGTGCTTCTAGGTCTGGCAGTATCTCTAATTCTTCCGACTGTATATCTGATGGTAACTCTGCAACTGTTTCAGAATCATTTATCTGCTCATCTAATAGATCGGATGGTAAATCTGTTGGGAGTGATGGGGTTACTGATGGTGTTATCGTTTCTGAGTTTGATTGCTCTGGTGTTGATGTAGATGAATCTGTGGCAGTGGGTTCTGGTGTTGGGGATTCTGATGGTGTTATCTCTGGTGATGGTGTTTGGCTAGGTGAGGGCTCTACTGTTTCTGTTGGTGTGGGTTCTGGTGATGCTGTGGGTGTTACATTCGGAGTAGGACTAACTGATGGCGCACCTGACCAGTTAAGTGTGTACGATCCTGTAGGTGTTTGATTACCATTAGTAACTGCCCACGCATATGATGTCGCTCTAATGATATAAAGACCTGCATCTATAGGCATAGTTAATAATGATGCTAAGAAGTTAGTAGATGAGTGAGCACCATCATCGTTATATCCCAGACGCACATCGTTCTGCCATAACTCGACCCAGGAATCTATAAAGCCTGGTGTTTGTGGAGTACCAGTATTAGTAGTGATAGTTACAGTCGTAGGTTCTACAGCCTCTATCGTCACATCTACATATGGCTTCTCGGGTGATAATTCGACTAATATCTCATCAGCTAATGCAGATGATGACATCATGATAGCCAGTAATACTAACGGTAGTAATAGTCGCAGGCGTAACCTACGAATCTTATCTCGCTAAGATCTCGGCTGGGTCACAGTCAGCACCAGCTGACCATCTAATATTGTCGCGCATCTCGAAGTGTAAGTGTGGTCCTGATGAGTTACCAGTATTACCTGACTCACCTATGTGCTGTCCTTTTACTACAGCATCACCTGGTTTAACTAATGACTTTGATAAATGTGCGTAGATAACCCATCTTTTTTGATCATTAACCGTAACCTGTTGCACAATTTGTGTGCCGTAGGATTTACCCCAGTTAGCGTTAGCGATTACACCATCATCGACTGCGAGAATATCTGTACCTGATGGCACTGCGAAGTCCACACCAGTGTGATAACCCTTAGACCACATCTTGCCTAATTTCTTATATTTTGTGGTTATCTTGCCATCTTTAATAGGTAACGCCATTATTTAGTTTCATCTTTCTTATTAGCACGTTTGAATATGGCATCGACTTCTTCTTGTGTCAGTTTTCCATCATCCAAGAACGCTTTGGCTAAATCTGTAATCACACGTGAAACTGCAAGGCCACCAGCTATTAGAGCAGAATTAACTGGCTCTACACCAGCGAATGCTCCAACACCGATTGCTGGAAGTGCCATCGCTAGAAATAATGCAAATGATCTAAGTGCTACATCTTTCAGTACATGCAAACTCATCTGATCTCCTCAGGTCTATTACCTAATTCTACCCCAGGAGTCTGTAATGCATTTACCACTTGCTTAGCGACAGGTGATGCTAACTCTGCATATATCGCTGTGGTGGCTGGTGATGCGTGGCGCATAAGTTTAGACACAGCTAATAAGTCACCACCAGAAACGGAATAGCAGTTAGTAGCAAAATAGTGACGACCAGAATGCAGTTTCTTATTTATACCTAATCGTCTTAACTCTTTACATGCGTAAGTTGATAAAGTGTGTGGTTTAACTGTCGGCCATAATCTGCCTAGAGTCTTATATGACTTAATCATTTCTACGACAATCGGATGCGCTGGTAATGCTAAATCTGTACCACCTTTGCCATGTGGGATACGTATCATGTAACCATCCTGATGCTCCTCTAAGTCAGCACCACACGTAAGAGATATTTCTGCTGCCCTAAAGCCTGCAAAACAGGACAGGATAAACCAGTCACGCTGAGGACTGACAGCTGATTCCATAATCGTGGCGACCTCACCAGCTGTAAATGGTCTAGGCATCGATTTAGGCTTTCTAATGCGCACCAGTTTCTCAGCAGGGTTATGATCCTCAGGTACTAACTGCAGATGTATTAGATGTCTGTAAATCATCTTGTAACGGTTACTGTTTGTCTTTCTGGTGGCCTGAGCAGGCGATAACATAATTACCTGCTCCAGGTCATCAGTGGTAGCAAACTGTGGATGTACACGCTTAGCGAGCCTGTTTATTAGATGCTTATCAGTTAGCCATAACTGTCTCTTATGTCCTAATACCTGAAAGCGTCTATGGTAGGCCTCTAATATCTGCTCGACTGTGTACCAGGGCTCAGCTGTTATTACGGTGTCGGTTTGGATATTGCCACCAGTCTCTTTAGTTTCTT